TACAGACTAGCACTTGCCACGGCAGGGTTTCAAACATTCATGCAAGAGATGCGTGAGTGGGGATGTGATGAGACACAAGACGGGGTAAAATGGGTTGATGCCGATTACTCCGAAGTTCAAAGCATGTTCAATGAGATGAAAGCTACCACTGATTTGGACTACTGGAAGTCAGCACTAGTACAGTTTTAGAACTGTCCACCAAATCCCCCACAGTGGGGATTTTTTGCTATAATTAATTTGTTCAGTCAATTTTCCCTCATGACAAACCAAGCATTTTTGACCATCAACGGCAAAGATTACTCTCACAAAGAAATCAATTTCATCAGAGAGTTTTTTACAGACGATCAGTGGGATGTAATTGATTCCGCGCTCAGTGAGTATCAAGATCATGATGAGTCTTATGAGATAGTCCATGAAACATTGGACGTAATGGGTCAAGTTTTCAGAGGTGCCTACTAAATGAACAGTCTCAAAGAGTTTGTTGACTACGTGGCATCTTTCTATCTACCTAGTCACCCTGACGTGTTATACCCTATAGAGGGATTAACAGAACAGAGAATTTATGATGCTTTCTACGTTTATAAGCATAGACTGTTGAAAGCATCAAATAACCCCGATAATAATTTTACATGGGGTTACGGTGACAGTCTAGACAGAGAGCGTGTCAGGGACATCATCTTAGAGACAGTCTAAAAACTGTCACATTGAAACCCCATTCGTTATGATTGGGGTTTATAATTAGAACATAGGGCAAACCTGAAGTGGTAGTGCTGAAATAGAGCAAGAGTAATCCCACCTCTAAATGTAAGTCCCTAACATAACAAACGATTCCCACCTATGTCTACACTACATCACGAAGCATTATTAGAAACCTGTTTTGAAGAAGCATGGGAGTCTTTCAGAGTTCACAACAAATTAACTGTTGAAATGATGGAAGAGTTATGCTCATTCTCTAAAGGCACTGTTGATCACATAGAGAGAACAGCACAGCAAATGTTTGAGGAAATGTGCCAGTAAACAAACCGGCCTTTTTTATTTCAGTTTATTACAAAACCCCCTAACAGGGGTTTTTTTATTGGTACAATATACAAGTAAACACGAATTCCCTTCGTTATGCCTGTTAAGTCTTCAACTCCTGCAACTGTTAAAAAGGCACCAACCCCACGCAAGCGCAGAACTAAAAAGACCCAAACTGACAGAGTTATTAAGCAAGTTCAGAAAGTACTGGACAAACCTTCCGTAACAGTCACCAGTTTCAAAGGCGGCAAAGTGGTTAAGAAAGTCACCACCCTTAAAAGACCTTCCACTGCTCGACTCATCACAGCAGATCGTTACCTAAAGGACATAAACACCAGATGGGCGATTCACAACTATGAGATTCAGGAACTTTTAAAGGATTTTTCAAAAGTTTTGAATGCAGTGAAACCATATCACACAAAATTAGTGAATTTGGTTAAGTAAGGGCCACTCTACAAACTGTCACACACCCCCTACACAAGGGGGTTTTTTATTGGTATATTATAGAAGTGGGGGAGAGATTGGCATCCCTGAGACTTTAATTAAACTTGGTAAACAAGTTAGCATAAGTCAGACATCTGCTATCTCACCCACTCTCAAACCTAAACGGAGTACTTATGCAGTCTTATTCCCATGACTTGTACCAGTCCATCCTCAATCTAAACGAAGTTGATTTACAGGAAATGGCACTACTTTTGGAGCACAAGAGAGATCCAAAAAAGGTTTATAAGCAAACCACTCAAAGAGTCACCATATCTCAAGATGGTGCCATCCGCAGACTCTCTTCACTAAACGATTTCTAAACGGTTTATGAATCAATTTCGTATTGAATGCTCTGAGGTAAACTACTTCACTATTTTAGTTGAAGCAGAGACCGAAGACGAAGCAAGGGAACTTGCACACGCCAACATTAATTCATTTGATGTGGAAGATGAGCATGTTTCAGAGTGGACTATTGAAACAGTAGAGGAATTGTAAAAATTCCAGCTGACCCAGTAGACCAGTTCACAAACTGGCACACTCAACCCCCACTCTTATGAATGGGGGTTTATAATTAAAACATAGCAAACCAATTCCCCTCTGATTATGCGTAAAATTGAAGAACAGATGAACAGAGCAATCCGTAACCGCCAACGTTGGCAATCTGGAAACACCTCTGTAATCATCGGTCACGAAAATGAAGTTGATGTTTACCTACATGGAAACCACATCGCAACCGTTTCACCAAATGCAATTCGTATCTTTGACGGAGGTTGGCAGTCAGTCACTACAAAATCCAGACTGAACGCACTCTTGGATGAGTTCTCATACGGTTCAAGAGTCTTTCAAAGAAACTTTGAGTGGTTCCTTTCAAAGCGTAATAGTAAAACATTAGATTTTGAATCAGGAATGACAGTTTAATAACCATCACATAAGACCCCTCACAGGGGGGTCTTTTTTACTATAATTAATGTATTCCCCCACAACTTTTTTATTATGCCTAATTGGTGTCACAATCGTGTTACTATCTCTGCTACTGGAGATGACCGTACACAATTTCAAGAACTTATCAAAAAGTTCCAGTCCGAAAGTCCTTTTCAAACAATCAAGCCACAACCCGATTGGCCAAACATCCCCAACGAAGCAGGACAGCTACCAGTCAAAAGGGAGGAACGTAATGCAAATGGGGAAATCTTTTATACTACGTATGATTTCCCAGATGGCAAAAATGATGACAGGTGGTATGGCTGGGCCAATCATGAATGGGGCACGAAGTGGGATGCGTCCGATTTTTCCACTGATGATTTGGATGAAGAATGTGGCTATGTTGAATTCTCTTTTCTCACTGCATGGAGCCCAGCAACTGGAATATATGAAGAGATCGTGAAAAATTACGAAGACGTTAATGTCAGCTGGTTCTATGATGAGCCGGGTATGGAATGTGCAGGGTATCTACCCGATTAGTTAACTGTCACATACGTTCCCCATTCGGGTAGGGTGGGGAATTATAATAATCTTATACGAAAGAAATTCCCTAAAATGCCACTCTTACACATTGAACACCCCGAAGATTCAATCCTCACAGGTGACCTTGACGTGCTTTCATGGTTCACATCAGCAGGAAGACTCTCATTAAAAATTGACGGATCACCAGCTATCGTATGGGGTATAGATCCAAGTGATGGTAAATTCTTCGTTGGCACAAAATCCGTATTTAATAAGCGTATTCCTAAAGTCATTAAGTCTGTTCAGGATTTGGTTAAGTTCGGATATGAGGGCGAACTGTTTGACATTCTTTGGCACTGCTTCAGATTCCTTCCCCGTACGGAGGGAATATTCCAAGGCGACTTTATCGGGTTCGGTGGTGATTCAGAATACACCCCAAATACATTAACGTATAAATTCAAAGAATCGTTAATGGAAAATATCATTGTTGCTCCCCATACTCAACACGTTGAACTATTGGAAGACAACACCTTAAGAAATACATATCCCGTCCCCCTGAAGTATGATCAATTAGAAAGCACCCTTTACTGTAAGTTCATTCAACCCCGTGCATACTCCGCAGACTCTGAGTATGATTATTGGAATTCAGATGAGGGCACGGAGGAATTTGACTTGCAGGAGTTAGCAGACTTTGCCCGTCAAATGTCAACACTTGCTACGTTCGTTGATGAGAAGAAAGCAAAGGAAATTAAAAAGGTGATCAACACCTGCATCAGAGAGGAGATTGAAATAGATCCCGAAGACTTTGCAGAGTTATGTGATGTCAACTTGATTCGCCTTTGGGTGTTGGTTGAGAATATGAAATTGATTGCTTTGGATGCTTGCAGATATGATGACACTCTTAAGACCTACTTGGATGATGATAGGATTGAGGGTGAAGGATTTGTTTTTGACAACGGGTTCGGAACTTATAAGTTAGTTAACCGCAGGTGCTTCTCTTATTACAACTTTGCAAATAGTAAGAACAGATAGTCATTCGTTCGTGATCAGCAGCAGTCCCCCCTTATATGGGGGGTCGTGGTTAAAAACGCATGGGACTCCCAATCTATAAAGTGTTACGATTGCTAGACAAATATCAAAGGCACTTAAAATTTTTTTTCCCATATATAATTTCGACACAGGTTTTTCATTCATGCAAAAAAATTCTGATGGCCAAATTACTTCTATAGAGATCAATCCTGCGACAGGCGAATACTGTGCTATAATACCAGAATGGATTATCAATGAAATGGGTTGGTATGAAGATACTGAACTCAATTGGAAAATTGATGACAAAGATGTTATTATCACAGAAAAAAATGACTAAAAGCACCTTTCATATCTACCTAAAGAATGAGTGTTTATTTAAAGATTTAAATCAGGAAGAGTTTAATATAATTTGGGGAAGAATATACAGATCATATTTTACAGAAGAGATTACTTATACAGAAGTTCGTGAAAACCCCACAGAGAAATATATTGAAGCTTCTTATTGACATATAGATATGATTGAGGTACAATATCAATGTAAGTTGAATTAATTATGGCAAAAGGATTTAAAGTAAACCCAAAGACTCCAGTTGTACAGCAACCAGAGTGGGATTACGAACTTGCAAAGTCTCTTATGAGAGGAAAGAAGATAGTTTTTTGTTTACCCGGTAGAGGGGTATCATATACTTATCTAAAGAACTTTGTACAGTTATGTTTTGATATTGTACAGAATGGAGGAGGAATACAAATATCTCAAGATTATTCTTCTATGGTAAACTTTGCCCGTTGTAAGTGTTTAGGTGCAAATGTTCTTCGTGGCCCTGATCAGTTACCTTGGGATGGAAAACTTGAATATGATTGGCAGTTATGGATTGACTCTGATATTGTTTTTACAACTGAGAAGTTTTATCAATTAGTTCTTAATGCTGTTCCAGAAGAAGCAGTTAAAAAGCAGGATGTCATGGAAGATGGTAAAGTAGTTGGACAGAATATAGTTGTTGATCCATCAAAAGAAAGACCTATTGTATCTGGTTGGTATTGTACTGAAGATGGTCGTACTACATCAGTTGCGCACTGGCTTGACGAAGAGGATTTTGCATCGAATGGTGGTGTTATGAATCATGAAACTCTCGAAACTATACAGAAGAGAAAGAAACCATTCACTGTAGATTATGCTGGATTCGGTTGGTTACTCATTAAGAAAGGAGTCTTTGAAGATAAGAATATGCCTTATCCTTGGTTTGCTCCAAAGATGCAAGTCTTTGAGTCTGGTACTGTTCAAGATATGTGTGGCGAAGATGTCTCGTTCTGTCTCGATGCAAAGAAAGCTGGTTATGAGATCTGGTGCGATCCTCGAATTCGTGTTGGACATGAAAAAACTAGAGTAATTTAATTATTATGCATTTGTTATTGACACTGATTTGTATTTCACTTATTGCTGTAGCACTTGGATACAGCATCGTTAGACATTATGATCCGCACTAATGATTACAAAGTATACAATATTTAAAGACGGTGAGGAGATGTTCACTGGTCTCACTCAATACGAATACTTTGAGCGTATGGATGACCTCGCCATTCAATTTTATCAAACAGGTGAACCTGAACCAAATTCAATTACTACAAAAATGACGGAGGAAAAAGATGGTTAAAGCAAAAGCAGGAATCTCAGGTGGAACATTTATTTCAAGTCCACCGAAGAAGTCTCGTCAAGGAAACGGAAAGCACACTAAATATGCGGCCACCTCGCGTAACTCGGCTCGTAAAAGATCAAGAGGTCAGGGTAAATGAAAATGAATGAGGAAACGAAAATAATCTTTGCATTAGAACACGTTGCTCATTTAGAAGATTACATTGAAAGGGGTTCACCCCTTTTTTTGCCTTTGGCTACTATTAAAATAGAATTACAAAAGCAACTAAAACACGAAATAGCACGAAAACAACGATGAGCACACTAATTGCGAACCTTCCTTCTTATGAAGTATGGGTAAGAAAAGAGTATTTGACTGATCATAAGAGTGGTCATGGTGAATTTGTAAAGGGAGTTTGGGTATCTGCTAAGTCAATTCCCGGTAGAGCCTTCTATTTCGAGACATATTTACCAGAATATGCTGCAATGTTCGATAAATTACCGATTTCTGCGTTCACAACTGACCCAGAGATCCCTACACCAGACATGACACTGCATAATTTACAGTTTTGGAACTGTATGGACTATGGTGTAATCGCAGTTCAGAAGCAATTTATTGGTTCAATGCACTATGAAGTGTATACAAGAGACTATGGAACACAAACTGGCACCTATATTTGCACTTTAGACAACTATCATTCGGATGTAGACGCAATAGACTACTCTACAAGTGAACAACCTGCTGAACATAAGTCTCATAATCTCTTAGAATTGGATAATGGGCAGTTTTGTCTCTATCC